TGGCAGAAGTTGCCGGCCGGAACGTCCTCCGCGCCAAAGTAAACGCCCTCGCGCGTCACGCGGTAAATGCGATACGCGACCGGCACGCCGAACTCGTTCGTGATGACGCCCTCGAAGTAGTTCTCCGAGTCGAGCCCCATCTCGTTTGGATTGCCGATGCGGGTCGCCGGCACCAGCTGGAGCTTCAGCCCATCGCCCACGCGGCGGATGACGAAGCCGCAGTCGCCGTCTACCGGCCGATTCTCCGCGGCTAGCTGAACGAGCTTGCGGAAGCTATTGCGGCCCGTCGCGTCCGCCTGCTTGCACCAAGAATGGAACCACTCGTTGACTGTGGCGTTGTAGTCGCGGTCGCCAGTCGCCGGCGAGTATTCGGTCGGCGTCAGGTAATTGCCGAACTTGCGCGAGACCTCCTTAACCTCGGGACAATTCTCAACCAGATTGCGCGCTTCCCACATCATCACGACGCGCTCGCGCACCGTCTGCGAGGACTCGCTCGGCTGGCCGTACTGCATCGGCGCGTAAAGCCGGTTCGTCTGCGCGGCGTTGTAGGAAAACAGCGCGGTCTCGACGCGAGCCTGGAGCCGGCGCAGCGCGGCCTGCGGCGCGATGGTCTCGAGCGCCCGCTCGAACCACGGCCGATTGCGGATGACTGCGGTCGCGTCGAAGGTCTGCATAATCAATTCCCGGTGAAGCTCACAAACGTCGTGTCGGTCGTGTCGCCGTTCTGGTACTCGATTGCCGAAACGATGTCGCCCAGCATCTTGTTGAGCGTGTTCAAATCCGCGCGCGTGACGGACTTCCCGTTGAGGCTGTAGCTCGTGTTGAGCAGGCAGGCCTGGATCGCGTCGAGCACCTTGCTCTTGAGCGTGGTGAGCGTCGCGACGTCAATGTCTAGGAACGGATTGTCTGACGCCATAAAAGAGCGGCAGCCGTCAAAAGGTTTTTTGACGCGGCGTAATGCTACGACTTTGACGGGGTGAAGCGGATGATTCCCGCGATGGTCGCCATACAAAGCAGCATCGCGCTCGTGTCCAAGCCGTGGTTGGGCGCGTTGCTCCGTACCTCGCGCCACTCCCAGACGCCCGTCCGCACCTCGACCTTCGCCTCGCCCTTGAGGTGCTCAAGGTAAAGCGGGTTAACGTCGCTCGGCATCTCCCAGCGCAAGTCGCCCTTGCCCTCCAGCGCGGTCGCGAGCGTGTCCTTGAAGTAGTCGCCGGACCAGTTGTAGAAGTAAACGTCGCCCCCGCGGTAGTCGCTCACCTGCGGATCTGAGAACGGGAAGTTGACCATCGTCCCGGTCGCCTCGTCTCGCATCGTCCACGTCCGCCGGCCGTAGCCGCGCATCGAGCGCCAGCCGAACTCGGCGCAGTCGCGGTCTACGTCCGCCGGCCGATAGCCGCGATCCTGCGCGACGCACGCGCTTGATACCTTAAACCGCTCCTGGAGCGCGCGCAGTTGGTCGCGCGTGTCGATGCGGCCGAACCACAGCTGGCGGTAGCGCGGACCCTGCGCCGTGCTGAACGCGCCGACCTCGCACCAGAAATGGTCTTGCTGCCGGTCGATCGCGAGGAAGCGGATCGCCTCGTCGGGGATCGGCTGGCCGTCGGCGTGGTCGGCAAGCTTGTACCCGCTGTCCTTGACGAGGAGATTGACCGACTTCCGCTCGACGATCCACGGCCGCGCCTCGCGCTTCGTGCGAAACTCAATCTTCGCCTGCTCGTCCCCGGTGCGGACCCACGTGTTCTCGGCCTGCGCCCACTCCTCCACGAGGAGCCGCATCGGCCGCGTCACCAGCGCCTCGATGCGAAACGACCGAAACTCACGCGGCGCCTTCGGATTCTCGGGCACGTACCGCCCCGTCTTCGCCCAGTTCGCGCGGGTCGCGTCGTTGTCCGGCGACTCGTGGCCGCAGGAGATGCAGCGGAAGCGGACGGTCTCCACGACGCGGGCAATGTCCCACGTGTCGTCGTCTCGGCGCGCGTCCTTGTTCCAGACCACGCCGCCGCGTTCCTTCGCGTCGCTGACTTGGCTAAAGGTAATCGGATGCAGCTTCCGGCAGGCCGGGCACTCGGCCAGCCACTCGGACTGATCGCCGCCGCGGTAGCTCGTGTCCTCGACGTTGCCGGTCTCCGCGTCCATCACAGGCGCTTGGCTCGAGTTGTAGATTTTGCTGCGCCCTACCTCCTCGAACTTGGACACGCGCGCGACCGCGTGACCGTAGATCTCCTGCCACCGCGGGAGCCACAATTCATCATTTATTTTGTAACGGATTGATTGTGACTGCTGTGTGGAAAGGTTCGCCGCGTTGAGCGTCAGGAAGAAGCCGCCGAAATAGATCTCCGTCGTCGTTCGATGCGGCCCCGGCTTCGGCAACATCGCGGCCACCGGGCGGCACCGCTCCAGCAGCGGCCAGAGCCGAGTCTTCGCGTGCTTTTCGACCATCTCGTCGGTCTGCATAGTCCACGAGATCGGGCCGGGATCGTTGGCGATTATCCACGGCAACCACACATCCGCGACGAGCGTGCCGCCGATCTGAACCGCTTTTCGGAAATGCACGCGGCGCACGAGCGGATCTTGCAGCGCGTCGAAGATCGGCACGAGCCACGGGCTCAGCCTCACGTTAAACGGCCCCGGCGTCGCGTAGCTCTCCGGCAGCTGCACGTTCCGCCGCGCCCAGTCGTAGATTGGAGCGCGGTCCGGCCGAGGCAGGCGCAGATCCGCGAGGAGGTCGGCGGCGTCAGGCATCCGGTTTCGCCTTCTTCGGCCGTCCGCCCTTGCGGCCGTTCAGCCGCGCAGCCTCCGCTTTTGCCGCGGTACGCGCGCGCCCGCCGCGCTGGCCTAGGTGGCGCAGCACGGCGAGAATTTGGTCGTTGGTTGGTGTTGTCATCAGTAAAGCTCCACTCCTAGGCGGTCACGGATTCGGTCCGGCACGCGGCGCGTCCAAGCCCCGACCCAATGAGGCGGGACCGGCGCCCAGACGCAGCGAACCTCGTAAAAGTAAAAGTCGGTCGCGAGGATGCGGACGCCGAGCGTGGGGTCGGTCTCCCGACCCCGGCGCCCGCCGGCCTCAGCAGATACCGAGGGCGACAAGAGCTTCATCGTCGGTGAGGATGATGTCGGAGCCAAGGTCGAGGTAGGCGTGGCGGGACAGCGCCGAGTTGTAGCAGTAGAGGAGACGCTTGCCGGTGCGGCTCACGAACTCGGTCTCGGTGCCGCCGTTGGCAGGAACCCAGACGTTCTGGAAGGTCTCAATCGCGGTGCGGATCGCTTGGAGGGAGGAGGTGTTGTTCACGTTGCAGAGAGAAACCGAAGCGGGTTGGATTGTCGAGAACTAGTTTGAGGAAAGCGGGCGCCGGTTTTCCACGGCGCCCCAGCGGGGTCAGAGCTTGCAGACCCGCACGAACTCGCCGGTGCGGCGGCTGCGGTAGGCTAGGAACTTCGCGCCGCGCACGCCGCTGCCGAGGTAGTACGTCGGCTCCCAGCCGCGAGCGATCATATCGGCGGCGGCGCTTGAGCGCGCGACGGCTTCGGCCGTGAAGGTAAAGGTGCGGGTTCCGATCTTGGCGGTGATGGGTTCGTTGTTCACGGTGCAGAGAGAAACCTAAGCGGCTTCGCTTGTCGAGGACTTTGTTGAGGAAAAAGGGGCGCCCATTTCTAGGCGCCCCCGGTGGCTCAGTCGTTGATCCGCCAAGCGAAGGTGCCGAGCTCGGCCGCGGCGCGGTTCGCGAGCCAAGCCGGAACGGCCCACTTGTCCTGCGGCTCGTTAGTGTAGAAGTCATCGCGCAGGAAGCGGCATTGCGACTTGGGGAGCCAAGCAAGGCGCTTGCTCGTGCTCGTGCCGACCGCAATCGCCTTGGCGGTTTCGCGCACCGGCGAGACGAGGACGGCGCTGCGGTCAGAGTTGATCCACTCGGAGATGGTGTTGATGTTCACGAGGCAGAGAGAAACCGAAGCCGCTTCGCTTGTCGAGAGTTTTTCGGGTGGAAAAGGGGCGCCCCGTTTCCGAGGCGCCCGGGGCGTCGATCAGCGGGCGATTGCCGCAAGGAGGTCGAACTGCGGCGTGCCTTGCAGGTAAGTGACGGAATCGCGCTCGAAGTAATCGGTCGAGGAATCGGTGTCGTTGTCAGGATTCAACTCGACCGGAAGCCCGCGGTCGTAGGTCTTGGCGTAGATCGTGATCGTGTCGGAGCCGGTGATGTGCGCCTTGCTGCTGCGATAGACCATCGCCGGATAATACTTGCCGGCCGGATCTTTCAGACCGTGCTTGAGGAATCGGACGCCGTTGATGGTGATGCTGGTTTTCATTGTCGTTGGTTTTGAGGTTGTGTCGTTGTTGACGAGACAGACCAAAACCCAAGCGGCCCGGGTTCTCAAGAACTATTTTCTGGAAAAGCGCGCCCCGCTTTCCACGCCTACTCCGCGGCGACCGTTGCCTTGATCGCGTCCGCCTCGAACCGCGCAAGGTTCGTGTTCACGACCTCGCGTATCTCGTCGAGGATCAGCGCGCCTTCGACGTTGGCCTCCGCGGCAGACTTGCCCGCGACCCGCGGGCCCAGCTCCACCTCGAGCTTAAGGCGCAGGAGCAAGTCCAGCTTCGTGCCAAGGAGCCGCAGCATCTCGCGCACCGTCTCGCGCTCGACGACCTCCTGCTCCTCCCGCCGGTTCTTCGACCGAGCCAGCAGGATCTGCTCCCGCATCAAGTCGGCCTTGAGCTCCGCCAGCGTCTGGGTGGATTGATTCTTGCCGATCAGCTTCTCAGCGCAGAAAGCGCGCCACTCGAGGACGTTCTCCCGCTTGCCGTCCGGCTTCGGCGCCTCGTCGGGGTATCTCTTGCGGGCGTCGTAGATCGCCTGCCGAGAAAGGCCGAGCTCCTCCGCAAGCTGCTTCGGCCCGCTGACCCATTCGCCGCCCGAGCGGTCGCCCTCGAACTCAGCCAGCGCCTTTCGCTCGGATGCGGTGAGCGTCTTGCCCGCCTTGAGCTTCTTCGTGATGTTCGCGACATTCGCCTTCGCGAGAAGCTCGGCGGGCGTGTGCGCGGTCTCCTCCGCTTTAGAAGTTGAGCTCAATCGAGTATTCGGAGCCGCCTCTGACTATCTGCCGAATGTATCCCGGGTATTTTTGCACCAGTTTTTTGATGCACTCGGCTTCCATCCTTTGCGTGCGGTAAGATTTGCATCCGCCGTCATCAACCCAATGCGAGTTTGCCCAATAGATGTAGCGACAGCAAAGGATTCCTCCGCGATCCTTTATGTGCCGGAGGCAAATTTCGTAGTCCTCTTTAACGGGAAATTCCTCGTCGAAGTAATAGGTTCCGTCGTTGATGATTCCCATGCACGACGCCGTGACATAACTGCGGAACAAAAAGGGCTTGTAAGGATAGACAGATCGCAATGCGCCGTCCGTCGAGACTCCCCAGATCTTGAAATCAAGTTGTTCTGTAACATCGAACAGCTTCTCGAACTCATGGAGCCATTGCGCCTCATTTAAGGCTTTGTCCTTTGCGTTGTACTCGTACAGCCTTTTCCATCCCTGCGCCTTGACGTCGTCGTCAACAAAAACGACGCGCTCCGCTCCGCAATTTCTTAAAATCCAGTTTCGGGTTTTTGTAATGCCCTTTACCTCATCGGGAATCCCGACGACATTGCGGGACGTTCGCCGGTACTGGTTTGCCTCCGACTCAGGAACGAACAGCACGCCCGACTTTAGAATCTTGTCTGTTTTTGTCTCTCCTGCGCGACCCTTGCTTGGAATTGCGATCATCATTTTTTTGCGCGCTTGAAAGGCAGGACGCGCTCCATCCCTACCGCATCGAAAGCGGATCCCGCTTTGTATCCTCCGCGCCGGACCTTTTTTAGGTCAAAATACGCGATCATCTCTGCCCATTCCCCTTCGTTCTCTGCAACGATGACGACGTATTCTTTGTTGGGTTCTACTTGGATGCTTTGTTCGTGTATTACTTCGTCGGCTTCTTCGATAATTTTCTCTGCCTCAAGTAAGTCGTCGATCTCCATCTGGTTGAATCCGATGTCCGCTGCATCCACTCCCGCGTCGGTGAGCGACTTGATGACTTCTCCGAGCGTTTCTTCCCACTCCGCCAGCTCCGCCGTCCGGTTGTCCGCGATGCCGAACGCCGTCGCGTCCACGCCCGCAAGCTCCGTGCGGACGATCTGGATTTCGGTCCAGCCGAGTTCCGTTGCCGCGGCCAGCGTTCCGTTCCCGGCAAGGACGACGCCCTTTGCGTCAACGACGATGGGCTTCTGCTGACCGAAGCGGCGCAGGCTGGCCTTGATCGCGTCAAGGTTTCGGCGCGAGTGTTTCCGCGTGTTCGCCGGGTCAGGCGAGATCGAGGAAATCGGTATGGTTTCGAGCTTCATTTGTAAAATTGCGCGTCAAGATTTGTAAAAAGGCTGGTCCCGTTTTTTTGCGCTAGGTCTTGCAACCGGCGGACCTCGTTCCGGTGTAAAAGATTCCTTACCCCCCGCCCCCTCCTG